AATCCTGCTTGCATGTCAGCAAGTTCAGCTGCATCTGCAGAAGCAATGTTATCAATAATGTTATCTGAAATATACTTAAATGCAGCACCAGCAAGAGCACCATATGCTGCTGTTTTAATTGATTTGCCAACTGCTGTTGAAAGGTCTGCACCTTGTAATAAATCTTTAGTTGCTCTTGCAAGGAAACCTGCTACAGCACCTCCCATTGGACCGCCTGCCATAGCAGCCGCTGTGGTTAGGATACCTACTGCAATTGATGCCTTGCCTGGATTTTCCTTTGCCCAATCACTAACACCTTGTATTGCTTTAGCAACCTTACTATCAGTAGCACCAATTTTAGCTTTTAATTCTTTAAACTTAGCATCGGCATTTTGAACAGGTCCTGCTTTCTGTAATGCACGGCCTAGTTCATTAATTTTTCCGTCAATAAATGTAGCAGCGCCTTTAATTGCATCTACACCAGCACCTGCGGCATCTTTGCCTTTGCCAATTGCAGTTCTATTTTTACCGCCAGCTGTCATTCCTTGTTCAGCACTAGTAAACAGTTGACTAATTTGATCAGGACTTAGTTGAGCTTCAACAATATAACGTTCAATGTCTTCAACAAATGGAATAATAACACGAGATTCTAGTAATGATAGTTTAGGATCGTTCCAGCTTTCTGTGATTAGTTTGCGTTGATTAATTTCTGTAATTCTCATTTTTATGCCCTGGCCAATTGCTGCTTTAATGCTTGTTGTTGTTTAGGATTTAGTTTTGATATTGCAGTTTTTATTGAATCTAAATTCATTGCGCCGCTTGCAGGTTTTGTTTTTCCAGGCATTGGTGTTTTCTTTTGCGCTGTAGGCGCTGCGCCAGCAGCCGGAGTAGATTTTTTACCAGTAAACTCACCAGCAAATCCTTTAGTAAATCCCTGAGCAGCACTACCAACTGCTCCTCCAACAGCCTTTACTCCTTTTCCAAGAGCTTTAGCACCTTTTGCTGCTGCTCGCCCAACATCTTGAGCATTTAATTCATCAATCTGAGTTTCACTTACAATATCATTAATACGCATTTTGATAATCCTAAACTATACTGAGTATTTATGTTATTCGCTACGCGAATAAAGTTTTCGCTATCGCTCAAACTATTTACTTCGTATTTAATTATGTATAAGTGAATTGATTTATATGAGAAAAACATTAACACGAAGTGTTAATGTCTAAGTTTCATGTAGATTGTTTCAGTCAGACGGAACCTGTTACGGTTCCAGCCTGTCTCAAAATTAGCTTCATGTGAGTTCGTCACAGCCGAGACTTGGAAGTAGGTGTTTTCTGCTGTACAATGGGCTCTGACCTTTCCCAACCTACGTCGACATCGCTTTCGCTACCCGTTGCTTCGTTCCTGTGCATACGGTTTTTATGTACTTTGCAGTTTTTCGACAGCCAACATTCCATCTATGCCAATCAAACACCCTACTACCGGATGCCGCTCAGCATGTTACGTGTGTTCCTATACGGAAACTTTTTCCACAGCGGTATTTTCAAACTGGCCCGCCAACCTTAAGTGTTGGATTGTTTTGCCTTGATAGTGTGTTCTAATAGAGCTTGTTTTAGTTTGTCTGAGCCGCCAACTCTAACATTAATAATTCCATTGTAATACTCATCCGTCTCTAATACACGGCGGTCAAACTGCTCTTTAGCCTCTAGATAGGACATTTCGCCCCTGCCTTTGCATAGGTATAGTATTTCTCTTGTGAAGTTGTCTGGGCCTAGTGCTTCAACATCAGCGTTAAGCCTATCAGATGATCCCCAATAGTCTTTCCAATCGCTTTCTTTGTAGCCTCTGCGTTTGTTCTTTTTGCCTTTGAGTGGTGGCTTTGTGGTTTTAAACTTTGCTAGTTTCTTGCCTACGTATTTTTGCCCAGTCTTTAGATTGGTTATGAGATAAACAAATCCTTCATACTCGTCTGGTATTATGTCAATTGGTTTGCCTTCATAAGTCCACTGCATGAGTGTACTTACATTGCCTAACGTTTTTGTGCCTCTCTTTTGGTTAATATTTTTTTGCGCTTATAATACATGCCTGATTGTGTAAAAATATAGTCTAATTCGTCTCCAAAATATTCATCATCACCGACTTCGTGCATATGAATTACAATTTCTTTATCTTCAAGTGGAACAATTTGTACTAAAGGTGTTCCTGCTACAAGTGTGAAAGATTTTTTTGGAGAAAATCCTCCTTTTGGTATCCAAATATTAATATTTGTTGTAGTTTGATACTTAAATTCTATCATTCCGTTTGGAACAATATAATCTATTGAAGGATTATTCCAAAACGTATTAGTCATCATAAATTTTGCACCTGTTTTTTCTTTAAATCTCCAAGGTGATCCAATTTTTAAATGATGAAATTCTTTAAAAACTTGATTATTGCCCCATTGCCAGCTAGGATGTTGATCTGCCATTTCTGCAGGTTCTGTCCTTACTTTGTTATTTGAAAAATCAACAAAAAGATCGCACCAAACTGGAATTACAATTCCAGTTTTAAATGTTTCAGTTATACCAGGACACATTTTCACTGTTCCTACAGTTGCACCTGTAGCAGATTCTGCTGTACTTGGAAGATTTTTAAACCAATTAGGAACAAACTTGTCTGCAGGCTCAATAGGAAATAGTGTTGTAATACCTTTAAAATTAGTAAAACAATCAATATGTATTTTGCTTTTCTTTTTAAAAATACTAAACATTATTTTTCTTATCTAAATACTTTTCGTGTACTTCTTCCATGCGTTCTTTTGCTAAACTACGAATGTCTCGTAAACATTTACGAACATAACGATGTGTGCGTACACTGTTACGTGTTTCAAATAATTCACTAGCTTTAAAATATTCAAGATATGCTTGAGCTAATTTATCATGTGTGTCGTCATTATCCATAGTATACTGCTCTCAGTTTAATGGGATTGTCATCACTTGCATATGCTGCAATCTTCGTTGTGCAATCTCCTCCGATTCCTTTTAGTATTGCTCGTTCCATCATTGCTTGTCTATATGTAAGATCGTGGTTAATCTTTTTTGCTACTATACTAGCACCACTACCTTTTACTGTTTGTAATGCTATCACGCCTTGTCCTACTGCTGGTGTACAATGATGCATAGGAAGTCTTACCCAACCTCTGTCTATGCCTAGTGCTTGTAATCCAGCTTCTGCTAATACGATAGCATCGTATTCACCGTTGTCAAGTTTTTTTAATCTTGTGTCTATGTTACCGCGTATAGGTTTAATCTTAACATTTAGATTACCGTATAAACTTTCAAGTTGTGCTGTACGTCTTGGACTACTAGTGCCTAATACAAAACCGTCAAATATGTTGCCTATAATTACATCATGAGGACTATTGCGTTCTAGTACTGCACTAATTTCTAAATCAGGATGTTCAACATCACCTGGCATATCTTTTAGGCTGTGTACAGCAATATCAATTGTGTTGTTTAATAGTGCTTCTTCAAGTTTAGAACAAAATACTCCTTTACCTCCTATTTCGTGTATAGGAGTATCAGGATTTAAGTCGCCTGTAGTTTTAACAACAACAATTTCAGTGTCGCAAGGAAGTTCTTTGCATACACGACCTGCATATGCTAGTGCTAACTTACTTCCTCTAACACCAATCTTTAACTTCATTCTACAACTTCTATATCATTTTCATAGCTAGTAAAGCCGTTTTCTTTAACAACTTTAAGTACATGATTAACCCTACCGACAAGTTCATCCTTATGACTAATTAAGTAGATATTTTTATCACGTTCTCTACCCATTTTCTTAAGAATACCTAATGAGCCTTCTACACCAGCAGCGTCCATGCCGCTGTCGATAAGTTCGTCAATAAACAATAGATTTACACCTTGATACAAACTTTCCCAAACATCACGGAATGCAAAGCTCAATCCTAAGATAAGTCTATTGCGTTCACCTCTTGATAAGTTATCAAAATCTAAATCTTGTCCTAATTGTGTAATTTCGACATTTAAATCGTTTTGGAACAATACTTGATGAGGTAAGCCTAGTTTATCAAGATAGTATGTTAAGCGATTATTTAAATACGCAAGATTTTGATCAATAATCTTTTTACGAATAAAGCTATCTTTGTTAGTTAATAATTTTAACAAAAATTCTTGATGCTCTTTATAATCAGTAAGCTGATTTACTGGAGTCCAATCAATTTCTTGTAGTGCTGATGTTTTTAAATCGGCAATCTGTTGTTCATAAGGATCGTCTTCATCTTGCTTTGTTTTAAGAGCTTGTTTTAAACTGTCTACATTTTGTCTGTGTTCATATGCTTCTTTAGCAGTTTCGTAAAATGTATTAGGACGTCCGTTAATATCGCCTATTTCATCTAAGCCTAAAAGTACATCTTGTAACTTGTCTGCAACTTCTGTCTGATAAGCTATTGCATCGTTTAATTCTTTTGTTTTTCTTAACTCAATTTCTGCTTTTTTGTCATCATGCAGTGCTTGTCCGCAAGTATAACAAGTAGCATCTTCAAGATTTGCGATGTCTTTTTCTGCCTTTTCAACACTCTTAGTAGCACGTAATAGTGCGCTCTCAAGTGTGCTTTTTTCTTTGTTAAGAGCCGTAATTGCTGTGTTTAATTCATTCCAATTTTGTAATTTTTCGTGTGAATCTAGTTCTTTTTCAATATCAACTTCTTCAAGCTCTTTTATTGCTTTTTCTATTTTGACACAATCTTGTTCTTTTTTAGCAATCCAAGCACGTTGTCTGCTTGCAAGAGTTTCTATGCTAGATTCAATTTTTGTGTTTGCAGCTTGTATTGCTTCAATCTTCATTGTTTCTTGTGTGATTGAATCTTTAGTCTGCCTAGTTTGTTCTTTGAGCAAATCTGCTTTTTCAGTTAGTATTGTAATACCTAAAAGTTGTTCAATAATTGCTCTTTGATCATTTGCTCTCATTGATAAGAACGGCTCTGAATATGTATTAAGTGCAACAATGTGCTTAAACATATCATGACTCATGCCTAGTAAGTCGTGTATTGATTCTTGTGTTTTTCTACTATCACCTTGGCTTTCGTCGATCATTTCTTGTTCTTGATCGTTGATATAAAATTTAAGAACATTAGGTGATCTTCCTCGCTCAATACGATAGTCAACGCCGTTCTTCTCAAAGTGTAGGGTGACTAACATTCCTTTGGAATTTGTCTTGTTAATAAGATTATTCCTCTTAATGTTAGTCAGTGCTTGGCCGTACAGTGCGTAAGATAATGCATTGATTATCGTAGTTTTGCCTGTACCGTTTCTGGATCCGGTGTCGTCACCTCCTTGGTCTAAGTTTTCACCAAGCACGAGTGTAAGTTGCTCTCGATTGAAATCAACCGCTTGAGTTTGATTACCCACACTCATAAAGTTTTTAACTGTTAAATCTTTGATTCTAATCATTCTAAACCATTGTAGATATCTAACAACATATTTTTGTTGTAGTTTGCAGTATCTAGTTCCGCTATTTCGCTTGCAACAATTTGATCAACACTTTCAAATTGTGCAATGTCTAGATCTGTTGTTATCTCTTCCATTTGTTTTTGAGGAATAAGTGTAAGCTCTCTTACACCGTAATCTCTGATGTATGTTTCTTTGATAAAGTTTGCTTCTTCATAACTTATTGGCAAATCTAGTGTTACTCTAAGATACATTTTATCTTTTATAAGTGTACTAGTTTCATCAATAAGTTGTGATAGTTTTACAGTTCTGTATTTTGGACAATTTGGCCAGTTGATGTATTCTGGTTCTGCATTGTTTTCTTTATCAAGGATCATCATACCACGGTCATCATCCCAAGCATCTGCATAGTTGTGTGGAAATGCATTACCGATGTAATGAATTTTGCCTTGTTTTTGTCTCTTGTGAAAATGTCCTGAAAACACAAAATCTTGATTAACAAAATGTTCTGCTTTTAGATCACCGTGATCTGGCATCTGCACCATTGCGTTCATGTAAAAGCTCGGAAGCTCAAAGTGTCCGAACAAATACTTTGCTTTTAATTTTCCTATATTTTTCCACTCATCGCCTACAAGCCAAGGAACAAGTGCAACATCGTCTTCTTCGACAATTTTGTCTACAACAGTTATTCCTGGAATATGCTTTGCAAATTCAGTAGAACTTACATCACGTTTGTCCTTGTAGTACAAATCGTGATTACCAACAAACATTAAAACTTTGTCAAATGCTTGTCCTAATTTTTCCATGCTACGGATAGTTGCATCCATTG